GTAGTAGTGCACTACCACTACAAAGTTAAAATGATTCTTTCAATAATATTGCTCCTGAGTTCTGTGAATGCAGTACCAGTCAAAGAACGATGCTTCCATGGTGGGATTTTAATTGCTGATTACAACTCCACAGATGGCAAAGGTGAGATGTGTATCAAAGACGATGTGTCAATGATAAAGATCAAAACACAATCGCAGAAGGACACAAAACCAAACTACAATGTTAAGGCTTATCGATTGTACACAGTCAAGGACTGGCATGACTGCAACCCAGTTCCAGATAACACAGGAACCATCCAAATCACATCAGTTTCAAGGAATGGGGACATTAACTCAAGAATATATAGTTGCAGATCAGCATGCCATATTACTATTGACAAAGAGAAAGCAGAGATCGTCCTCCAATCAGACACACTGAATCACTATGAGGTTGTGGGTAGTACAATAATGACAGGTTGGTTCAAAAAAACCAGTGTATTGACACTAGAACACACCTGTGAAGAACTTACGATTAAATGCGGTCAGGAGAACTTAGACCTCCATAGCTGTTTTAAGGTTCATAGACCATGTGTTAGATTTTTTTCAGGGACATATTTACCGATCTTTATGATAGAAAAAATGTGTCAAAACATTGAATTGATAATATTAATTTTATATATAATATTTGCATATATATTTGCAATTTTAATAACTAGAAGTTATATAGCTTATATATTCATACCAGCATTTTACCCTTTAGTAAAATTATATAGTGTGCTTTACAATAGATTTTTCAAACTATGCCCAAACTGCTTGTTGGCATTACATCCATTTAGCAATTGTACTAATATCTGCATATGCGGTTCGAGATTTCCATCTACAGAAGCCTTGAAGACCCACAGGTTGTGCAAAAACTGTAGAGGGTATAAAGCTCTAACTAAGACCAGATACTTCTGTAAAAATAGATTATCCTCGTTTATGTTGGCAATTATGACAGGGATATTGCTTTTCTCCTTTGTTGCTCCAGTGAAAGGGAATTACAGTATACGAGATCTACCAGAGGACTTAGAAATCTTAAACACAAAACTAGAGGGCTGCTCACAAGGGTATTGGTTTATAAAAATATTGCTATCATGTTTGTTGGCAACTATACTGATAATTTTAATAATGTCACATTTAATCAATAGATTGATAAAAGATAGAATATATAGGCTTTGCGCTTTTTGTGGGATGATTCACAACAAGAAAGGTTTGACTTTTAATAGTATAATTACGAATAAATGTGGGACATGTATATGTGGCTACACAGACCATGTATATGATGGTCAAGACTATGAAGTTGCCAGAACTCTAACCCATAAGACAAGTAAAAATTGTCTAACATTATATAATAAGAAATTTTGTAAAGTGACAAAACTCATGCTAATCAGCTTAGCTATTTTGTACTTTATACCTATTGTAGTTGCAGAAATAAACAATTGCTACAAATTGGAAGAAACTTCAAGCTCATTTGATTTTTCATTATGTGCTGGCTTAGATCTGAATTATACATGTTCGGAAATAAATGATCCTAAAGTATATATAAGAAATAAATTATCTACAGTTGAAGATGAAGAGGGATTGATGACAATTCTGGATATGAAGCCTCATGAGGCCTATGTAAAAATTGAAAATGAACCAAATATATATACTAAAATGTTTCTTGAACATGTTTATCAAGCAAAACAGTGTAACCTACTGAATGGTTTGAAACAGCATGGTGGGCCTGCAAATAGTGGTTGGAGACATTATATACGAACCCATTCATTGTTATCATGTGGTAGAGTCCCACAGAAGTTTTATTGCCAGTGCATACAAAATGACCTAGGATGTGATCATGTAATAAATGATCCATTGACAAAAGTAAATGAATTCTATAGGTCGAATAATGAGGCATTCAAGTCAGACATGAGAACAATGCAGCAGACATTGGGATTGGCCTTTCAAGGCATGATAAAGTCCATAATGGACGATCTTTTCTTTGAAGCAACTAGAAATGAGCTGGCCGCCATTCTAAAAAGGTATTTAAATAAATTGGAAGATAACAAGCCATTGAAGACTGTTGTTATGATGACAGTCCACTGGCTTGAATCTAATTTTAGCTTAAGTCAAAGACCAGAAGCAAGATCAAGCCCGAGAGCAAGCCTCGGAAACAAAGAAGAGACGACCCAACTAATAAGGGGGGAAGAAGATATAACAAGTTGTGAACAAGCAAAATTATTGTCTTGCCAAGTTGGGAAAAGATTGAAACTTCTAGAAAAATATATTCTGTGCACCGCAAGTAAACACATTTATGCTGCACCAGAAGGCTATACTTACAAAAATAGCCAACAAAGAGTGTGCATGGATGATGTGCACTGCCATATACAATTCGGTTTGATAAGTCAAGAGACCTTGATCAAGATAAAAGAAGCAAATTGCTATATAAGCGATTACCCTATAAATAACGGAGATTTGATTAACCCTATGAAATTCTGCTCACTAGAGAGATATGGAAAATGCACCACCCCAGCAGGTATCTGGCCTATAGCAGAATGTGCCAATGGAAACTACTATTACTCTGAAAACCCAGAACATTTTGGCGATGGGAACATAACAAATTTTTGTTTAACACCTAAGTGCAAGGAAGATAGATTCAAGATTAGCCCAAAATGGCTTCTAGAATGCAATTGGAATGGGGAGAGGAGGCAGTATAATCAGCTTCATGTCAAGAAAATATATGATTTTGCCAGTTATAAAGAAGCATTGAAAGAAAATATTAAAACTGGATTGAGTGAAGCTAAATTTTATATTGCAAATCAGATCCCAAAAATAATACCAACATTTAAGATTTTCACAATCAAAGGCTTAGATTATCAAAATGGCATCCAAAATGCATTTGTTTCGAGCACCATTCCCGTTGTAGCAGGTATTTCACAAGGGCTGACACTAACCTTACCTAATGGAGATATTTTGCAAGATATCATATTATACATCCCAAAAGTAACAAAAACAGCACATTATACCAAGCTGTATGACACAGGCCCAACTATATCAATAGACATGGTGCATTCAGAAGTCTGCACTGGTAATTGCCCAAATCCTATCCCAAAAAAGAGAGAAACATGGATACCATTCTCTCGATCAAAGACTAGTAGATGGGGATGTGAAGAACTAGGATGTTTAGCTGTTGGCACTGGTTGTGTATTTGGCTCTTGCACCGACATCATCAAGATTGATTCAACTGTTTACAGAAAATCAGGAGAAGAAGTTGTAATGGTCACAATATGTATTACTGATAGCTTAAGCAGCTATTGCCACAACATGGATGTGTTAGAACCTGTAGAAACTGACAAGTTTTCATTTACATTCAATAGCCAAACTGTCTCCAATCTACCTGACCTAATATACTTGAAAAATAGGAAAGCGTATAAGGGTCAGATAAATAATATTGGTTCATTTGGAGACTACTGTGGGAATATTCAAATAATAAATGGTACTACATACGGAATTGGAAACCCCAGATTTGATTACATATGTCATGCATTTAAACGAAAAGACATTGTTATATCCAAATGTATGGACAACAATTACCAATCTTGTCAATTCTTGCAAGAAGTTAAAAATTCTAAAATTGAATTGCTAGACACAGAAGGAACAGAGATAAATGTGCACAGACATGATATGAATTTAGGCACATTGAACTATAAAATAGAACTGGGGGATATTGATTACAAATTATTTGCAAAATCCAATCAATTATCTGTCAAATCAGAATGTGCCGGTTGTTCAAAGTGCACAGAAGCAGTGATCTGTACTCTAAATGTTGATTCAGAAGGTGAGACTGTATGCAAATTGGCAAGTAACTGCAATTCTTACACTACACAGATGAAAATCCCTGAAGGGTCTAGCAAACACACGATTAAACTAGATTGTCCTAGAGAGGAGAACATCAAATTAAGTATCTGTGATACTACTGTAGAAACTGTCCCAGTATGGAAAATTTCCAAGGACAAGATAGATATCAGTTCTATATTGGAACCAACCTATATAAAAGAAGAAGACAACAGATGTGGAACCTGGATATGTAGAGTAAAATTAGAAGGTTTTAGTTTCTTGTCTGACTTTGGGTATTCTATCTTCGGAAAATATTGGCACTGGTTTATGATTTCTTTAATGATTGTTATTGTAACAATTGTATCAATATATATATTTGTGCCATTGTGCAAAAGATTAAAAGGATGCCTAGAACAAAATGAAAAAATATATCAATTCGAGATGAAGCAAAAATAATACATCAAATAAATTGAATGTGAGGTTAAGACAAATCCAATTAAGTCAATGTAAAACAAAAAGATAGAACAAATAAAATAAATAAAAATAAAAATAAAAAATAAAACAAAAACCTGCAATGTTCAACTAACAGATTTATATTTATTATCCCTTCTCGATGATTCTTTTCCCAGCTACTTATATTCTCATTTTAAATTGGAGTGGAGCACACTACT